GCAAAACTCGCAGGAGTTGATCAAGTTAAAAAAGATATTACTAAAATCAAAACTGATAAGAAAAAAGCAGACTGTGATGCGAAGATATCCCATCATTGGGTTGGGAATAGTTGTGTTAAGAAGCCTAATACTACTCCTAATTTTAATGTTAATACAAGTTCTACAAATTCTACAAGTAGTCAAAAAGTAGGGATATTTGGTAGAACGCCAAGTTCTTATTTTAAGACAATGCAGTTGTCGCAAAATCCTGGTTCACCCGGCTGCCCTAAAGGACAACACAGAGAAGGATTCACATGCGTAGATGACTAAAAATTAATCATAACTAAATAAATAAATTATGGCATTTAATATGAAATATTCACCATTAAGTCAAGTAGGAGGAGGAAAATCTCCACTTAATTATGGTAAAGGATGTGCAGAAACAAAGGAAGGATGTATTCGCGAAGGATCAGGTTCAGAACCATTTTATATTCTTAATAATAAAAAAGGTGGAGTATGGACTGAAGGAGGAAGATTTAAAACTAGGGATGCTGCAAAAGCTAAATTAGCAGCAATCCATATAAATTAATAAAAAATTATGGCAGCAAACTTACCTGACATTAATAATGTACTAACCCCAACAGGAGCCCAAGCAAATACTACGCAACCGCCAGCCAATAGTGCTCCACCTAATACAGCTCTTGGTACTGATACTGGACAAGGAATTGAAAATCCTGATGGTATTCAGGATGAGTATATTCCTGGTATTACAGATGGAACTTTCCAAACTGGGGATACGCCTTATAGCACTAATCAAAATTTTATAGAGAATGCAAATATGGCATCAAGTTTACGACCAATGAGAGGTGCTAGTAATACTAATATACGAACATCTACTAAGCGACTAGGTGCTGATGGAACAAATAGAGGAGGATATGAGATAGGAGAATATCAACAAAAAAATGGCGGAATGGCTGGTAGAGATGCTCGTATACAAAGTGCGCGCGCGATGTACGCAGCTGCTAAAGGTAATGACTGGCAAGAAGGAATGCAGAGATGGGCTGATAGGGGAATAGAAGAAGGAGATACTGCATGGAACTATGCGGGGAGTACTCAAGGAGACGAAATTAGAGCTAATGCTGCAGAAGGATTATGGGGAAATAGAAATTATGATTATGCCGATAACCAAAGAGGGGGCCAAAGAGGGGGATGGTTTATCAACAGGCAAGACCTGAATAACCGCGATACATCGATCATGGGACGAAGCTTCCGAGATAGCAGGGGAAATGATTATGCGTATGGAAACCAAGCTGGTGGTATGGGAGAGCAATTTAATTTTTATAACGAAGGAACATTAGGATAATACATAAACTTAAATAATTATGGAAAAAAGAGGTAAAAAAATAGGGATAACAGGAGAATCACATATATGGGATGGCCCTTTATCACAACTAAGTAGACCACACGGTCCAGGTCGAAGTAATGGTTTATGGGGTATACAATTGCCAAAAGCAATGACACCTTATACAAGAGGACCAATAACAGAAATAGCAAAAGGTAAATATTAAAAAATTATGGGAGCATACGACGTAGCCAATCAAGCAATATCTGCAATTCCAGTAATACCTAGTGATGATATAAATATTCCTGTACCAGGAATTATCAGCGCGGGTACTGCTACTACAGGATCTGCAGGACCGCCACCAGATATGACAGCGGCGGCTGGAACCTTCTTAACAGATGGTGTACAAAAAGGAGATGTCATATATAACACAACCACTAATACACATGCTATAATTACAGAAGTAAAAAGTGAAACTGAATTAGCTATCAGCGTTAATATATTCGCTGCAGGTAATGCTTTTGTAGTATATAAAGGGAATGGTAATTTTCAATTTAGTGTTAATACAGGATTATTATTATTTGTAGGAACAGCAGGAAATATTCGTGTTACTACAATTCAAGGAGATGATGTAACTTTATTAAACATCGGTAATGCCTCTTGGCTACCATTGGCTGTATATAAAGTATGGGCTACTGGTACAACAGCGGCTGATATAATAGCAGTACAATAATGGCACCTACAATTTTTGGAAATGCAAATGCAATCCTTGCGATACCTAATATATCAGGTACAGGGGGAGGCCCAATCACCAACTTCATTTTAATGGAGAATGGCGTAGATTTCATGGAAACCGAAAATGGAGCTGATCTAATGATTAGAGAATAAATAAAAAATAAAACATGGCAAATATAAAATTTTCCGCTTTTACAGCCGAAGCCGATATAGCGAACTTTGATGATATTGTAGGATATCAAGGTGTAGTAAATAAAAAAATTACCCCTGCAAATCTAGCAACTAGTTTAGAACCTTTATTACCATTTGGATCTTATTTACCACTTGCTGGTGGTACAATGACTGGCGTTGCTGGTGTTGTAGTTCCAGATAATTTTAAATGGAATTTTGGTACATTATCAGCTTTAGAAATATATCATGATGGGGCTAATAGTTACATAGATGAAGTTGGTGTTGGTAATTTAATTGTTAGAGCAGCAAATTATTTTAAAATATATGATATTGGTGGCAATGTAATGGCAACATTTAAAACAGCCGATTCTGTTGATTTATATTTTAACAACAATAAAAAGCTAGAAACAACTGCCACGGGGACGCTAACAACCGGGGATAGTGATATGACAGGGGGGATAAGTAGAACACTTGGTGCAAGAGTAATGCAAGAATACACATGGCCAAATGGTACTCCAGTAGGTTATGCAAACTGGGCAAATGGTGTATTTAGTAATTTACCTTATGATCCTACTCCTACAATTGATGTTACAGATTGTAATGTAGCTAATTACGGATGGGTATGTACAAATGCTGGACCAGGTGGTGCTGCGGGTCAAGAAGCTACATTTACATTAGGAGCTGCAGGCGCAGGAACATGGAGAATAAAAGTAATATCTAACTGGTTTGATCAAACAGCTGATGTAGTAACAGAAGGAAGATTAAATATAAATGGAACAAGTTACGAAGTAATTGCTGAAGCTGCGGTAGAATCTTCAACAGATAAAATTTACTACGGAGAAAAGATAATAACTTTAGCCGCAGGAGCTACAGTGCAATTTGGTATGATTTTTACAGGTGGAGGAGTTACTCCTTTCCCATCTGTCGGAACTACAGGTAATACACCAAACTCAATATATTTCGAAAAAGTATTATAAATAAAACAATAACAATTAAACACAAACACAATGGCAAAAAATAATTCACCATTAAACGAAGGCGCAGCTCATAGAATTGCTTGGGATAGAGATGAAGTAAAAAGACTCGAAGAGGCTGAACGTTACGATGACGTAGCCCATCATATGCATGAAGCTCGTTATTCTGGAGATGGCAAAGCTAAATATTCATCACATTTAAATATGTGGGAATCTGAAAGTCAAATAGGAAAACATATGAGTTCTAACCTTTGGGGAGAAGCTAAAAGAGAAGTTACTGATACTCCAGTACAAGATGATTTAACTGGTCAAAGATCAGGCTTAAATATGCAAACATATGGCGGTAATAAAGGCGACTTAGAAAGATCACATAGAGATAAATAAAATGAGATCTAGAGGCTTAGGAGATTCAATTGAGAAAATTACTAGGGCAACAGGAATAAAAAGTTTAGTTAAAAAAGTAGCTGGAGAAGACTGTGGCTGTAAAAAAAGACAAGACCTTTTAAATAAAAAATTTCCCTATAAACCTAAATATGACAATGTATAATGGGCTATAAAATGAAACCTCCTCCGTATAGCTGCGATAGCACTCCGGTATATGAGCGTGATTTACAAGCTGATGAACCAGGGGTTATGGGTAAGACAAATATGAATGGGAGTGTGCTAGTCCAAGAAGGATTAGATCCTATTAAACAAGCTGAAGTAGAAGCACATGAAGGGCAGCATGTGGAAGATATTAAAAACGGCTTATTAATGTATGATGACGAATATGTCTATTGGCGAGATGATGCAGAAAAACCTTGGGAAAAATGGGGTAGAGCTGATATGGTAGAAGGAGCTAAGAATCTACCTTGGGAAAAAAGAGCTTGGAAAATAAATAAATTATTTAAGAAAAATCACAAAAATTATTATAACGCATAAAATTTTTAATTATGGCATTTAAAATGAACGGATCACCGTTAAACAAAGGATTAAACCTATTTAGAAAAGGTAGGGGAAAAGATTATAGACAAACTAAAAGAGCTATTAAAAGAGCTGTAAAAGAAACTGGTGGGTTTTCAGCTACCGAAAGAGAAGGGGGCGGATACGATATTGTTGGGCGAACAGGATCCCAAGTTCCGGGGAAGCAAACTGGAAAATCACGTAGAAGACTAGCTAGATCAGCAGCTGAAGCAATGACAGCAGGTATAGATGATAAAACAGCAATAGCTGGTGCTGATGCAGGGACTAGAAGATTTGAAGGTGGAACTTACGATGATAAAGAAGTAACAAAAAGAAAAAAGACTATAACGCCAGGCATTGAAGATGCTGGTGATAATGTCGATGTAACGAAAAGAAAAGTTAAAAAAGAAAGAGGCTGGGGCTGGGCTGGTCAAGGTACTCAAGAGGGTATAAAAACCGAGAGAGTGGAAAATATAAAAGGTACTAGCCACGAGGATGTAGATAGACAAAGACAAGCGTTAATAGCCAGTTTAAACGCAAATGAAAAGGTTTCTATGAAATCTTCAGCATTTAAAATGAAGTATTCTCCATTTAATCAAGGATATGGTTCACCATTAAATTGGAATGAAGGTGGAGCTTCTCCATTAAATAATTTAAAGGCACATGCCCAGGCGGGAGGTTCTCCTTTAAATCAAGATGATAAAGAAAGCTGTAAACCCCCAATGGTTTGGCATGAAGGGCATTGTATGACTGAAAAAGCTTATAGAAAAACGGTAACTGAGGATGATGGTATTACAACAACAGCAATAGAGCAAGATTTAGTAAAGAAAGGTGAAGAAGGTACTGAAGAGAGAAAAAAGATAACAGCAGCTGAAGGATGTGAAAAGCATAGATTTGAAGATTGTTGTAATGCTGATGGATCAAGAAAAAATAGTTCTGCTAAATGTAAAGAATGTCAAACCTGTGCAGTTGCTAAAACTAAAAAAGAATTAGGAGAAACTAAGAACAAGACATGTGTAGAGCAGCACGGCGCAGGTTATGTGTGGGATGCTGAGAAAAAAGATTGTGTAAAAGGAGAAAAAGGAACAGAGGATATAGAAGCAACAATTAAAAGCAAAGAATCAGAAACTGATGTAACAATTACAAAAGAAGAATGTAATAAGAAAGAAGGATTTACATGGAGAGATGGAGCATGTAAAAAAACTGATGGTGATGCTGATTATACTGTAACGGAAAAAGGTGGTGATGTAAAGAAGAGATGTAAAAAACCTGCGGCTGGTTGTGATGAGGATAAAAGATGGAGTAAAGCGGACTGTAAGTGTGTACCAAAAATATCCGATGAAAGACAAAAGAAACTAGACGAGAAAGAATCAAATAAACAGAAGAAGAAATCTGCTAAAGAGAATAGAAAAACAAATAAAGATAAGAAGGACTGTAAATGTCTAGAGTGGGATTGTGAGTAAAAAATTTAAAGATACCACCGTTGGACAATTATTATTTGGGGCAGCCTCTGTAATCAATCCTACATTAGGGAATGTATTGCAGGGTCTTACTTCCCCTAAGGAAGCTATAGAAGCTATAACTAAATCTGATATAAGTGCAGATGATAAAATTAAACTTCAGCAGTTAATACACGAACAACAGAATAAAGAAATACAAGCTATTACTTCAAGATGGGAAGCAGACTCAATGTCTGATTCTTGGTTAAGTAAAAATGTACGTCCACTAGTTTTAGTATGGTGTATAGTTATATTTTCTTTAGCTGGTATTTTAGATAGCGTAGAAAGCATTCCTTTTCAAATTAATTCATTATGGAATGACACTTTCGAGAAAGTAATGATGGCCGTTGTTTTGGCTTATTTTGGTGGACGAAGTGGAGAAAAGGTAACAAGTATATTCAAAAAATAAATTAAATTAAATCAAATCAAATTATGAGTGAAGAAGTAAAAAAAATAGGAAAAGAAGAACACGAAAATATCTTAGAATTTCAAAGGAAGATAAGAACTTTATTAACCAATGTAGGAGTTTTAGAATCTCAAAAGCACGCAGCACTGCATGAATTAGCTGGTGTAAATGAAGATCAAGAAACACTTAAAAAAGAAATTGAAAAAAAGTATGGTGCTATTAATATTAATTTGGAAGATGGCAGCTATACTAAGATAGAAGAAAATGTTGAGTAATATAAGGAAGATCAGTATAGGGTCAGATTATAAAAATGATGCTATGCACTATTCTATAGGACAACAAGTTTATGGTGGTCATGAAATTTCTCATATATTATATGAAGAAAAGGATAAGTCTTATAATATTCTAATTAAAAAAAATGGGGAAATATTACCATGGAAAAAATTTAATTCCAATATGGCTATCTCTGTTGAGTATGATTTAGAATATTAATGAAAGGGTTATTTAATTTTATTATATCTCCTATTAATGGTAGATATAATAACACGAAAAAAGTAGGCGATTCAGAATTAATTGTTAATACCAGTATAGAAGAATTTCTATATATTAATAGAATGGCCAAAGTAATTGCTACACCTACAGGTATATGTACTAATATAAAAAAGGGAGATATAGTTGTAGTACATCATAATATATTTAGAAGATGGTATGATGTGCGCGGTACTGAAAGAAATAGTAGGAATTATTTTACAGAGAATTTATATTTTTGTCCTTTAGACCAGATTTATTTATATAAAAATAAAGACACATGGGTTACAAATTTAGATTATTGTTTTGTAACACCTGTAAGGGAAACTGATGGTGATAAAGTAGAAATATTAAAATCACAACAAGGGGTGTTAAAATATTCAAATGATATATTAACTAACCTTGGAGTCCATAAAGAAGATATTGTAGGATTTAATCCTATGAGAGAATGGGAATTTGTTATTGATGGACAACTATTATATTGTATGAAATCTAAAGATATTGTTATTAAATATGACGAAAGTAAAGGAAACGAAGCTGAATATAATCCAAGCTGGGCACAAAGCAGTTGAAGAATTAATCAAAGTTGCTAAAGAACCCATTGTTGATTCAGACGATGATATTTCCGCAGACAGATTAAAGAATGCTGCAGCTACTAAAAAACTAGCTATATTTGATGCTTTTGAAATACTTAAACGTATTGAAGAAGAAAAAAATATATTAGAAGATAAACCTAAAGAAATCAAAAAAGAAAAAACTTTTAAAGGTTTCGCAGAAGGGAGGTCTAAATAATGTACACGCAAACTTTATATAAAATATTAGATGATCATATTAAGCCTAAGGTTATTAAAAGGCTTAATCGTTATAAGAAATGGAAATATGGATATAACGAAGATCATGACGTTATAGTTATTAGTAAGACAGGAGAGATTGGGGAAATTTATGAAATACAAAATTTAAAAATTGCATTACCTAAAATCCCAAAACAAATTACTAGGTTTGAAAATAATACTTGGGAAAGAACAGAATATCCTAAAGTTTTAAATAGAATTAAAACTGTCTTTGAATGGAAAGAATATCCAGAGGATTTTAAAGAACAATGGCACGATTATATAGATGAAGAATTTAAAAGACGTGACGAAGGATTTTGGTTTAAGAATAAAAACATTGATACTTATCTTACCGGTACACATTATATGTATTTACAATGGAGTAAGATTGATGTTGGAGCACCCGACTTTAGGGAAGCAAATAGATTATTTTTTATATTCTGGGAAGCCTGTAAAGCTGATATAAGATGTTATGGAATGTGTTATTTAAAAAATAGACGTTCTGGATTTTCTTTTATGGCCTCAGGTGAAGTTGTAAATTTAGCTACATTAGCAAGTGATTCAAGATATGGAATATTATCTAAGACTGGGCCTGATGCTAAAAAGATGTTTACAGATAAGGTTGTACCAATTTCAGTTAATTATCCATTCTTTTTTAAACCGATTCAAGATGGTATGGATCGACCTAAAACAGAACTTGCGTATAGAGTACCAGCTTCTAAATTTACTAGAAAATCTATAACTGCTTTAGATAAAGGAGAATTACTAGAGGGATTAGATACAACTATTGACTGGAAGAATACCGGAGATAATAGTTATGATGGTGAAAAATTAAAACTACTGGTACATGATGAATCAGGTAAATGGGAAAGGCCTAACAATATATTAAATAACTGGAGGGTTACAAAAACAACATTAAGACTTGGTAGTAGAATTATAGGTAAGTGTATGATGGGTTCAACATCAAATGCTTTAGATAAAGGAGGAGATAACTTTAAAAAATTATATAATGCTTCAGATGTTACAAAGAGAAACGCCAACGGACAGACTAGTTCAGGACTCTATAGTTTGTTCATACCTATGGAATGGAACTACGAGGGATACATTGATGCTTATGGCATACCTGTCTTCGAAACACCAAGAAAACCAGCTTTCGGCCCTCATGGGGGACAAATTAGAATCGGGGTTATTGACTACTGGCAAAATGAAGTTGAGGGGTTAAAAGATGATGCTGACGGATTAAATGAATTTTATCGTCAATTCCCACGTACTGAAAAGCATGCATTTAGAGATGAAACTAAAGAATCTTTATTTAATCTAACTAAGATTTATGAACAAATAGATTGGAATGAAGATATAAGTTATAATAAAATAGTTAATAGAGGAAATTTTATGTGGGAGGATAGTGTTAGAGATAGCCGAGTGTTATTTATGCCTAATCCTAAAGGAAGATTTTATATTTCTTGGTTACCGCCTAAAAATCTCCAAAATAGCGTAATTATAAAAAAGGGAATGAAACATCCTGGTAATAAACATCTTGGGGCATTTGGTTGTGACCCATATGATATATCAGGAACAGTAGATAAAAGAGGATCTAACGGGTCTCTGCATGGATTAACAAAATGGTCTATGGAAGACGTCCCGGCAAATCATTTCTTTTTAGAGTATATAGCTAGACCACAAACGGCTGAAATATTTTTTGAAGATGTGCTTATGGCATGTATCTTCTATGGAATGCCTATCTTAGCGGAAAATAACAAACCTAGACTTTTGTATTATTTTAAACGTAGAGGATATAGGCATTTTTCTATTAATAGGCCTGACCGAGTCGCTACTAAGCTATCTGTCACAGAAAGAGAAATAGGTGGTATACCTAATTCAAGTGAAGATATAAAGCAAGCTCATGCCGCAGCTATTGAAACTTATATTGAAACATTTGTTGGGAATTTAGGTGAATCTTTTGGAGATATGTATTTTCAAAGAACATTAGAAGATTGGGCAAGATTTAATATAAATAATAGAACTTCTCATGATGCTTCTATTAGTTCAGGGTTAGCCTTAATGGCATGTAATCAGCATAGGTATAAGCCTTATGCTAAAATTGAAAAAGAAGCAGTGGTATTAAATTTTGCTAAATATGATAATAGCTCAGGAAAAAATTTATCAAAACTAATAAAATAAATGATAACAACTAATTATAATAGTAGCTTTCCAAGCCAGGTAGTACCTGATGAAGAAAAGGCATCGTTGGAATATGGAGCGTTAGTGGGAAGAGCTATTGAAAATGAATGGTTTAGAAATACTCGTGGAGGAGGCGATAGATTTATAGTTAATTTTAATCAATTTCATACACGTAGATTATATGCACGAGGCGAACAACCTGTACAAAAATATAAAGATGAATTAGCCATTAATGGAGATTTGTCATATTTAAATTTAGACTGGAAGCCAGTTCCTATTATATCTAAATTTGTAGATATAGTTGTTAATGGGATGTCTCAAAGAAATTATGAAATAAAATCATATGCCCAGGATCCTGAATCTCAAAAGAAAAGAACTCAATATGCAGAAACTCTATTAAGAGATATGAATGCAAGGGCTTTCATTGAAAAAATTCAAGAAGACACTGGAATGAATATGTTTAAATCTCCTAATTCTGAGGATTTACCAGAAAATAAAGAAGAATTAAGTTTACATATGCAATTGAGTTATAAGCAAAGCATAGAAATAGCAGAAGAAGAAGCTATTTCAAACGTGCTCGCTAATAATAAATATCATGAAACTAAGAAAAGACTACTTTATGATTTAGTAGTATTAGGAATTGCATGTTCCAAAACTAATTATAATACCTCTAATGGGATTACAGTTGATTATGTAGATCCCGCTAACTTAGTATATTCTTACACAGAAGATCCAAATTTTGAAGATGTATATTATGTAGGTGAAGTTAAATCTATTAGTATTGCAGAATTAGCTAAACAATTCCCGCATTTGACTGTAGAGGAAATGGATAAAATCCAAAAGTTTCCGGGCACACAAAATTATTTAAGAAATTGGAATGAAGATCCAGATATAATTCAACTTCTATATTTTGAATATAAAACTTATTCTGAACAAGTATGGAAAATAAAACAAACTGACCAAGGGTTAGAAAAGTCTCTTAAAAAAACAGATTTCTTCTCCCCTCCTCCTAGCGACAAGTTTGATAAAGTAAGTAGAAAAATTGAAGTATTATATTCTGGGGTTAAAGTATTGGGTATAGATAATATGCTAGAATGGAAAATGGCTGAAAATATGACTCGCCCAGCAGCTGATACTACTAAATGTAGAATGAATTACGTTATTACTGCCCCACGCCTTTATAGAGGCCGTGTGGAGTCTTTAGTAAGTAAAGTAACAGGTTTTGCTGATATGATTCAATTAACTCATTTAAAGCTGCAACAGGTCATTTCACGTATGGTTCCAGATGGAGTATTTGTTGATGTTGATGGATTAGCTGAAGTGGATTTAGGTAATGGTACTAATTATAACCCACAAGAGGCATTAAACATGTACTTCCAAACAGGTAGTATAGTTGGTAGGTCGCAAACTCAAGATGGGGATCCTAATAGAGGAATGGTACCTATTCAGGAATTACAAACCTCAGCTTCTCAAGCTAAGATTTCATCTTTAATTAGTACTTATCAATATTATTTACAAATGATAAGAGATGTGACCGGATTAAATGAAGCTAGAGATGCTAGTAACCCAGATCAATATGCTCTAGTGGGATTACAAAAATTAGCAGCCGCAGCATCCAATGTAGCTACTCGTCATATTTTACAGAGTATGTTATATATGAGTGTGCGAATTGCAGAAAATATTTCTTTACGTATTGCAGATGTATTAGATTATGCATTAACCGCAGAGTCCTTAATTAATGCAGTAAATAGATTTAATTTAGGGTCTTTGGAAGAAATGAAGAATTTGAATTTATTTGATTTTGGTATATACTTAGAATTAGAACCAGATGAAGAAGAGAGAGCAATGCTTGAGCAAAATATTCAAATGGCTTTACAACAACAAAGTATTGATATTGAAGATGCTATTGATATTAGACAAGTTAAAAATTTAAAGTTAGCTAATCAACTACTTAAATTAAAACGTAAACAAAAACAAGCTAAGGACCAACAAGCACAACAAGCTAATATACAGGCGCAGGCGCAGGCCAATGCACAAGCAACAGAACAGTCGGCAATGTATGAAGTTCAAAAGCAAGAGGCTTTAGCACAAAAAGAACTTCAAATTAAACAAGGAGAATCTCAGTTAGAAATACAAAAATTAGAACGAGAAGCAGCTATTAAGAAAGAGTTAATGGAAATTGAATTCCAGTATCAATTGAAATTAGCTGGAATGCAAAGAGATAATGAAAAAGCTAAAGAAGAGTATATTGAAGATAGAAAAGACAAGCGTACAAAAATTCAGGCTACGCAACAAAGTGAAATGATTTCACAACGTCAAAATGATTTATTACCTAAGAATTTTGAATCAACAAATGATGGATTATCAGGATTAAATTTAGAACAATTTACGCCTAGATAATTATTTTATTAATTTTATAATATTTTATTATGTCAAAGACAAAAAAAGAGGTAACCAAAGTAAAGGTACCTAAAAAAGCACTTAGTGCAGAACCGGAAATAACTAAAGTAGATTTATCTCAACCGCCGGTTAAAAAAGAAGAAGTTAAAAAAGAAGTTAAATCAGAGGTCATAGACCCAGTAGAAAAAGTTAAAGATGCCATTCAAAAGTCGAAGTCAATTGATATGGATGCTCATAAACCGCCCGAAGATGTTCAAAAAGTGGAGATCAGAGACGTCGAGTCAACAATTGAAAAACCTACCCCACAAAACGAAACAAACAAAGAAGAAAAGGTAGAGTCAAAACCTGTACTAGAAGAACTTAAAGTAGAGGAAAAGGCACCTAAAACTGAACCTATTAAACCTAAAAAAGAGAATATACCTCAAAGAAAATTACCTGAAAATATTGAAAAACTTGTATCCTTTATGGAGGAGACAGGAGGTAATGTTGAGGATTATGTAAGACTCAATGCGGATTATAGCAATGTTAATGATGATTTATTATTAAAAGAGTATTACACTAAAACAAAACCTCATTTAAATACCGATGAAGTTGATTTCATTATGGAAGAAAACTTTAAAGTAGATAGTGAGTTGGATGAAGAGCGAGACATCAAGAAAAAAAATCTTGCTAAAAAAGAAGAGATTGCAAAAGCAAAGAACTTCCTAGAAGATCTGAAGGTTAAATATTACGACGAAATCAAGTTGAGACCCGGCGTTACCCAAGAACAACAGAAGGCAATGGACTTTTTCAATCGATACAAGGAGAATCAAGAAATAGGCAAACAACAACATGATAGGTTTTTAAATGATACTAAAAATCTTTTATCTGATGAATTCAAAGGTTTTGAATATAAGGTCGGAGACAAAAGATTTAGATATAGAATTAAAAACCCAACAGAGTTGATTAATAATCAAGGCGACATTAATACTTTCGCTCAAAAGTTCTTGGATAAGGAAGGTAATGTAACAGACCCTTTAGGTTATCATAAAGCTATTTATTCTGCTTCTAATTCTGATCAAATTGCACAACATTTCTATGAGCAAGGTAAAGCCGATGCGACTAGAGATATAAGTGCAGCTTCTAAAAATGTTAATACTTCGAGAGACACCTCTCCAAATGTTGATGTTGGCGGAACAAAATTTAGAGTTATTAGTGGTGATGATTCTTCTAAACTTAGAATAAAAACACGTAAATTTTAACAATTAAAAATTAATTTGAAATGGGAGTATTAAATCCACAATTTGGTAGTATCACCCCTTCTCAAACTCAACAAATTCTTAACACGAATTACCTACAGTTCAATACAGCAGCTGCTCCGGTGAATGACTTTGCTCAGCAATATCTTCCTGAAGTTTATGAAGCTGAAGTTGAAAGATATGGTAATAGAACGTTAGGAGGCTTCTTGAGAATGGTTGGAGCTGAATTACCTATGACAAGTGACCAAGTAATCTGGTCTGAACAAAATAGATTACACATTTCCTATGACTCATGTACATTAACAGGTGTAGACGCTATTGATATTAACTTACCAATAGTTCCAGGTGTTAACAATGTTATTACTCATAACATGACAGTAGTCATTATGGATCCATTAAACCCAGCTGCTACAGTGAAGGCATTCGTTGCTAATGTAGTCGGTACGGTTTTAACAGCATATCCATATCAGCAAGCTAGCTTACAAGCTGCGTTTGGTGCTGGTGCTGCAGGACTTAAAGTATTTGTTTACGGTTCTGAATATGGAAAAGCATCTGGTTTAACAACAGCTGTCGGTGACGGTACTGGTTTAGTTACTGAAAACGTAGATCCAGCTTTCACTCAATTTTCTAACAAACCAATTATCATCAGAGATAGATATGCAATATCTGGTTCTGATACAGCTCAAATCGGTTGGGTTGAGGTTTCTACAGAAGATGGAGTTGGAGGATTCTTATGGTATCTAAAAGCTGAAGGTGAAACTAGATTAAGATTTGAAGATTATTTAGAAATGGCAGTTATAGAAGGCCAA